GCTTGTACATGAGGAGGAGTTGGTTGATTCTCGGGACCAACTTCTTTCTGGTAAGCCTCTTCGTTGAGTGACGGTAGCGCATGCTCTTCGAAATACAGTTCTTTGCCGTGGGCTGGGAAAGACAGTGATGTAGTTGTGGTTTTGTCAGTTTCTGGCAAAACACTGCCACGCCGACCTTCTACAGGATCTCGGGTAGTTTTAACAGTGCGGCCCGAGTTGTACAGTTCGCGGACTGTGTTTTGGGCATTGTTCCATCCGGGGTGTGTCATTCCTCCGCGAAGGAGTTTTCCAAGTCTAGGGCCGCTGGTCGATCCTTGTCCGAGCGTCGGATCTTGTTCCATTAGGTTTGTGTAAGCCGGATTTTGACCTAATTCAGACAGCTCCACAAGATCAGGTCTCGCCGCTGCAATTTGCTCGTCCGTCAACCCTTCTGCTGCGGGTTTGTGTTGTGTAGGCGCAATATTCTTGCCATCATGTTGAGCTATTGCTGCGCCGTGGTGAAAAGTGGTAAATTCTTTTCCCTGTCGTAGTTTATTCTCTTCACCTTTTTCAGTGTCTAGTTTTCTTTGAGCCTCATGGTGGCCAGCGACCCTCGCTCGCTGCTCTTCTGTTGATTTCAAAGGCGTTGCGAAATCAAAAAAGTTAGCAACGTGCCCCAGCTGGAGCATCAGGTACTTGTTGCGCTGCTTGAGGTCTCGTTGATTCCACCGTGCTGGTTTTGTTTCTCCAACTAGGAAATCAACGGCATGGCTAACACCAGTCGGTTGTGTTCTTGGTGTTTGTTGAGTTGCTCCTCGCTCTGTTCTTGCTCCAACTTCGTCAGCAAGCGGGCCAAAATACTTCCGTCTCGCCTCGTCAATTTTGGTGTTTTTCTCTTGCGCTTTTGCTTGTGCGTTGTCCGATGCTTCTGAGAATTTCGTTCTACCTGTCTGTTCTGCCCGAGATGCTCCTCTATTCCATGGTGTTGGGGCAGAATCTGCAACCATACTTCGTGCACTTCCATCCATACCACTACCGAGGTTTCGGTTCTTTTCTCTTTCGTTTTCTATATCTTCGGCTTCTTTTTCTCGTTGTGCTTGTTGTGCTTGTTGCCATCTTTCTTCATGATACTGTGCGAACTCTTTCGGTGTCGGTGCCTTAGAAGGATCAAGATGAGGATAATTCGCAGGAGTGGTTGTGCGTACTCGTCGTGTTTGTCCATCTCTTTCAAGAGAAACGGAAGGTCTTGGAGCGATCGGCCCGGAACTTACAATGTTTGCGGTACCCTTTCCACCACTTTCTGGATCTCGTTGGAATTTTTGGTAATTCACCGTACCAGCAGCTTCGGCGCGAGATCGTTCTCCTGCGGCTCTGCTGCTGCCTTTTATGTATTGCTCAACTTCTCTTTTTCGCTGTGTAGAATCGGTAGATGCGGTAGATTGCCGTGGTTTGACGCCCAGTCGCTGCCGTTCGAGATTCCATATGTTTGTTTGACCTTCAGCCAAGTCTTTTGCTCTTTTTATTCGCTCGGCATGTTCCGGTTTGTTAGGATCCAAAGATTCGGATTGACCCTCGGGGAAAAGCTCTGGGTTCGCGTTGAGATGCTCTCCGACTGTGTCGCCGTATGTCTCTGCCGTGCGCGATGGTTCTATTTTGCGTTTTTGCTCTTTAACCGCAGCGTCTATATCTTCTTGCGTCTCTGGTTTTGGATCTTTTTTGATCAGTTTGTCGTAACGGCTTTTTAACAATGCAAATTTTTGTCTCATACAATAGGATCCTTCTCGACAGCGTTGAAAATATCGGACATGGTGAATGCCTCACCGCATGCAGCGCATTTATTAGGGAGGCGCATTTTCATGAACACCTTGCTCTCCCCACAGTTCCAGCACTTCATAATTGCTGCACCGTCAAGGCTGCCGCTTTTCAGCAGAGTTGCTACATCGTGCAGAAACATGCTTTTACTGAGAAGCTTTTGCTCCTCAGTTGGCAAATTGCGGAACGAACGCCGCCCCTCATGTCCTTTGTATTCCTCAGGAAATGATACAGGATCCCAAGATTTAGTCAAGTTAACAGCAGGATACACCCTGCACTTAGGATTACAGGGTTTGATTGTCAAGGACACTGCAACGACTTTCGTCTTCTTCAGAAAGTTCCCTTGGCGATCAAGTGTTGCCCCCTCGACGGAAAACCCAATAGGGAAATCTGGATTTTGAGAACCATATTTAACAAGGGCTTGAGCAGCATTTGCATTTGGGTGCTCCCCGCCAACCAGATTGCCACGCACGAAGATGAGTGGCTTTTGTACTTCGCGCCACGCTCTCAGTTCAAATTCATCCTGACAATCCTGCTCTTTCATCAATTTCTTGGCGAGAGTTACTTGTCCAAGAATTGAGAAGCAGTTGTTGGTTTTGTGCTCATCGTTGATGATTTTCAAATCTGAAATATCGGCACCAGCTACCGATAGTTGTTCTCCGACTCGATCCACGTCCTCGGTACCGGCAATACCCCAAATAGGAAAAGACATAAAAGCACACCCTTTGTAAATAGTGGTCTGCCTTTAATTCTATCTGCGCGATGGCTTCTGTCGGTACACCCGCTCATCATCCTCGTAGAAAGTGTCTTTCTTCCTTGGAACCAAGAATGGGTTGCTGTATCCCCATTTGTCTCGAACGTGGTTGGTTTCAGCTTCTTCCACTTCTCGATCGTCTTGGTATTTACTGCGCGGAATGGGCCGCCCAAATGAGACCCCGTACATGGTCGCAAGAACCAAAAACTCCGGCATCATGAGGGTCTCGATTTGCCAAATAATATCGCCGTCGATTTCAAATGCAGTGCCGTTATCGAGGGCAACACTTCGAGGCGTCGTGCTGGTTATGTTGCCCAGCAGTTCTAAATCAGGATCGTCTTTGTTCCACTCCTCAAACATCTTAAATTCTTGATTTATAAAGTAAATTTTGCCGTCATTCTTTTGGACGAAAAACCTAGGAGAGCGCTTACGACTGTAACCAAAAAACCGGACAATATCCTGCACGGAAACCTCCTTGTTGGTAATTTGATTATCTGGCCAACAATGTAAAACTCTTTTGACAAAAGTAAGAGGCTGTAAAGCGGTTATCATTAAACGTAGACAAGTTTTTTAGGAGGCTCTTTTGCAGAACCCAAACCTCATCGACGAAACTAAACTGCCATCCGAATCGAAAACCGTATATGGTGGCAAGTACCATATGGGGCCGTTCAGCCCTGCCGGGTATTTTTCAGAAGAGGCGCATGAGAACCTTCTTAAGCACAAGGGGTTTCGTGCGATTCATTATAAGCACGCTCTAAATCCCGCAAGAGAAACACCATCTGAGGCAATGGATCCCAATAAGATGGATTTGTCTGGATTTGTTTATTACGATCCACAAGAGTTCTACATTACCCCTCAGGGGATTCGATGGGAAGATTTGCTTCTCGTGCAAAACATGCACGGCAAGAACACGCTTACGGTGAACTACACAGGGAAATACGAAGGCACTCAGTCCCGCGTGTTTCTGCGCAAAGGCGACATCGTTGTTGCCAAGGAGCCGTCTCTCGGCACTGTGTTGGTAAATGAGTTTCTGGAATATGCACCCGGCGTTCCGCAAAAGTTAAAGTTCCCAGTGTATTCAGTAGATTACATGGCATCTAGTACCAGTCGATTCGAGGAAACATCCGATTTCATTTGTCAGGACGGTTTGCTCTATTGGTTGGACACAGGGCGCAAACCAAAGTTTGACGCTGCAAAACAACGTGGAGAGGTTTTGTCAGTGGTCTACTGGACAATCCCATGTTTCGTAGTGGTGGACACTCCAAGGATTTTCAGAACTGTATGGGCAAATGAGTTTGCCGACACACGACAGCAGGGTAAGGCCATTTACCTGCCCGGTTCAGCCATATTGATGATGTCGTGGTTACAGACACAAATCTCGATTGATCATATTATTTGGCCCGGAATCAATTTACCAAAATAAAGGACGAACCATGTATCTTGATGATTCACCCAAAATCCTAAAGATGAGAATTCATACCGGCAAAAGCGACATGCCGCTGTTTTACAGCTACGAGGGTGATCCTCAGGCGTATGCCATTCCAGACAAAAAGTGGATTGACAAACCATCGTTTCTTGATCATTTGCCAGAGCGAGAACTCACCCCAGAGGATATTCCGGACTTGATGCTACATGGCGTCATGGATGATGACAGTTTTCAAAAACTCGACAGCACAGGACTCATCAATCCCGTTCTTAAGGAAATGTATGGGAAGATTCAGGATCTGAATCGAAAACTTGCTGACTTGGAGGCCATGACGGATGCAAATGGCCACATGCACAACCCAAAAGAAATGCAAATGGGTATTGAGGTTGAGAAGGAGCATACGAGTGATTCTCATGTCGCAGCTCAAATTGCGGACGACCATTTAAGCGAAATTCCCAATTATTACACTAAGTTAAAGCAAATGGAGGCAGAAGGTAAGGCTGAAATGCAGCCAAGTCAAATTTCTGATGCCCTCATGCGAGTCATTGACGCAGTGAAAGAGTCTGGATCTGGATCGGATGCTCTCAAATCTATTTTTGAGACAGTGGGCAGTCAGTGCTCTGACAGTAAGCGCATTCTTAAAATCGTTGGAGAGGCTTTTGGCCTGTGAACGTAACCAACAACATTTCTTTCCAAGACGCTAAGGCAAAGATTGTGGCTGCCGTAAAAGATATTGGCAAGCCGATTTCTGTGACTGAGTGGGAGAGAAAGGTTGGCGACGTGTTGGTTAAGAACCTTAGCGCTCCTGTTGAGAAGTTGTTGTTTGACTTGGTCGATGCGCAAGATTTGTCCCAACAGCACAAGGCAGACTTTTACAATTCCTTTACATACACCATAAACACAGACGGCATCACATTGTCATTCACCCCGAAAACGCCACTTGTTGGGGCGCTGGAACTTGGGGCTCCACCTCGTTCCCTTGAGGAGTCAGTTCTCAACAAGAATTACAAAATCAGCGAGGATAATCATCGGTACAAAGTAATTCCACTTCAATCTAGGGAAGCAGTGCGAGGTGCCGATAGATTTGTGCCAAAGCAAATAATTACAGATCCGAGTGCTGAGGAGCAAATGCTGAGAGAGATTGTGGTGCTAAATGGGGACAAGGAAACTATTCTTCCATTTGCGGAATTAGCAGGTACAGATCGGGATCGTTTTTTCAGGACATCGAGGTTTGTGACCAAAGTCGACGGCAAGCGCGGATCGTCACGTGTTTACGTAGCCACGTCTCGTGGACATACTGCTGATAATATATCTAGGTTTGTTACATTTAGGACCATCACAGACAATCCTGACAAAAGATGGCGGCCAATTCCGGGATTTCCGGGCCTGAGACTTGCAGACCAATTAGTTACACAGTACACTGAGCTGATAAAAGACGAAACAAACAGACTGATCGAGAGATTTACATGAACTTGCAGCCACACGTGATTATTTTGCATTGGATTCGTTCAGAGTTCAAGAAGCTATCTCAACACCACGAGTACATGAACTTCATCCTCGGCGGATACGCTTACAACCAAACCATGTCCAATATTTACGGAGCAAAGTTTGTAGACAATGCAGTGACGTGGTTTAAGAATAATGAAAAGACTTTCAATTACGTCCTTGGTTATCGGCTCGATATGAGTAAGGTGCCAAGTGTGTCTGTAATGTCGTCGGGCGGAACGGAATCAAGGCAAATAATGGGTGATTACGACGGTGCTGAGTTTTGCGATATTTATCCACAGAAGATCGCGACTTTTCATGCATCAAACGTAAGCGATGAAGGGTGGTTGGTTGTACCAAAGGATTACAACCTTGAACAGAAAATCTGGAGGGGGTTAACCTTATCCCGAGATGGTGTTGAGCCAAAAACAATTACAGGTTTGCTTAAGCTCGAAAATCAAGATCTCCTAATTGAGGCCGACTCACTTTTTGCCCTCGAAGATGGGTTGTCTGATTGGCATGTTTACTCGGCATCAAATGCAAAGCGTTACGCCATTGGTTCCAGTTTTGATCGCGTGTCGATACAAATCTACATGGACATCCCCGGTGATCCCGAGCTGTGCGAAATGATGTCTTCGGTCATGAGATCTGCTCTCAAGAACGCTCGTATGTATTTGATAGCCAATGGTCTCAATGAGGTGAACATCGCTTATTCCCCAATTGGGAAAAACGAGAGCTTCGGTGGAGTCAATGTGTGGACTGCGCAGTTTACAATTAATGCGGTTATGACAGATAGATGGATAATGTCAGAGTCGGTTCTTCCAGACCAAATGCGTCTGATTCTTGAATGCCAAAGAGGTTTTTAAATGAGCAAGAAAATCCGAGTTATTAAACACAAAGAAAGTTTTACGCCGAAAACGCCAGAAGAGGAAGTGGTTCCACCAGCCGCTCCGGTTGTTGAGTCGGTTCCTGATGTCGTTGTGAGCAAACGGGTTCAGATTCCGATTCTTCAAATCGAAGAGGTTGCCCGTGGCTTTCGGCAGTATCGACCTCATCATCTGCAGTCAATTTTGAGTTTTTGTAGTGCACGAGGCTACCCAGTTCAGGGGACAAAAGAGCAGCTTCTTGAGATTTTGTCTCACTTTGGGTGGTAAGAGCGATAATTAGAAATAGCGCATTTTTATTTGTGGAAAGGATATATCAATGACCATTGGAATTTCAGTAAACGGCACACGAGTTGTTGTTCCGGGGGTTTACACCACTTTCAACGTGGACGACTCTCTTGCAAATATCACTCCGGGGCCCAGAAACATTGTTATTATCGGTGAAGCTGCCAAGGGTATTCCCGGCGCTCTTGCTGATATTCGCGGCATCTATTTCAGCGATTACAACTCGCTCAAGGAATATTATGGTTCCGGATCCGTTGTTGACGCTGGCCGTATGCTCTTTACACAGCAGGCTTCACCCGCATTTGCAGGCGCAGTGGGTCGCGTGTACGTATTCAAGACCAACAACTCTGGTCTCGCCGGAGCAGTTGTCAGTCAGGGTTCTGCAACCTATGGCCGCATTAATGCTGCTGAGTACGGAACAGATGGAAACCTGATCCGCAAGCAGGTCAAGACCTCTACCACTGAGGTTAAGCCTACGTTTTCCGCTCACTGGGTTCCTGTGAATGCTGCTGCAAACTTCAAGGTACGTGTTTCTGGTGGAGCAGAACTGTCTGTTACAGCTGGAGCTGAAATCACTCCGACTGCTCTTGTTTCGGCCATCGGCGCTCTTTCTGGAGTTGCTGCTTCTGGCGGTGCAATTAAAGAAATCTTCTCCGCTGGACAAGTTACTGCGCTGGACAAGGTTGGTGTGGCTGTTTCTGGTCACCGTATCACTCTCACTGTGATTACTGATTTGGCTGATCCCTCGACATTCAAAGGCTCGGGCGTAGCTTCGCTTGAAGCTGGAGATGTTCTGTACATCCCTGACGGTTCAGCAATTGCTGCTGCTGGGGACAACGTCGGCGCTTATGTTATCGTTTCGGCTTCTGCTTCGCAGATTGTGGCTGACAAGATCAGCTCGATTTCCGGTGGTGTTGAAGTGGCTCCCATTGCTCCATCGGCTGTAGCCCCTGTGGTTCTCGCTGGTGACCAATCGCTTATGGCATCCGCTGAGGCCATTGTGTTTGGTGCAATGACCGTTTCTGTTGATGCTGATACTGCAATTGGAACTGGTGCTTCACTCGAACTTTACATGGCTTCGGGTGCACGTAACATTGCTCAGCGTCTTTGGGCTCCTGCTCTTCAGTCCAATTCGGTTTCCCCTACTGTGGCCACTTCGGCTTCCGTGTCTGTTTCCGTGTCGGCCTCTACTGGTGTGTTCAGCATCTCTGGTGGTTCGTGGATGTCCGTTCCTGCGGTCGGATCGACCCTGTGGATCCTCCCTGACTCCGTTCTCGCAGGCGCAAGCAAAGAGAATGTCGGCGCTTGGATTGTTACCTCGTCTGGTTCCAGTGCAATTACTGCCCGTAAGGTAATTGATGGCGGAATTTCGGTTTCCTCAGTAGCCCTCGCCGGACAGGAAGATCCGTTCGTGATTCAGTCGGCACTGGTGTCTACGGCTCACGCTGCCAAGGCTCACATCTCGTCTGCTGAGCGTAAGGTTTACCTTGATGCGGTGCGTCAGTCTGATGGTCTCGCCTTCCCTGCTGATAGCATGGGTGGCCGCGTGGTTCTTGAGGTTTGCTACACTGGTTCGGCAACCGCTTCGTTGAACATTTCCAGCACCGGTGTCCTGACCACTTCGTGTGCAAACTCGGCTCACAACATCGTTGTGAACCTCAGCCAGTTCTCCACCCTTGGAGATCTCGTGGCTTTCATTAACACCAAGGCTAACTACGCTGCCAAGGTTCCCTCGGTTGCGTTCAATGCCCTTAATCCCAAGGCTGTTCTTGATCAGGTTCAGAATGTTGGTATTTGCGGTGGCGTGACAAGTATTCCTGCTTACAACGGTCGTATCAAGTCCGATTACTCTGATTTCAAGGGCTTCATGGACGGAAACTTCAAGCTGGTGGCATTTGCTGCCTCGTCGTCACTTGTCTTCAAGGCTGGTCTGCCCGATGCAGATGCTCTGCCTGCGTTCCTTGATGGCGGTTCTCTTGGCGCAACCAATGACGCATCAATCCTTGCTGGCTTTGACGCTGCAATGAAGGTTTCGGCTGTTCAGGTTGTCCCTCTGTTCTCGCGTGACGCTGCTGCTGACATTGAGGACGGACTCACTGATACCTCTTCGACCTACACCGTGGACAGCGTACTGTCTGGTGCCAAGGCTCATGCTCTGACGGCTTCGAATGACATTAACCGTAAAGAGCGTTTTGCCCTTGTGTCATCTCACTGCTCGTTTGAGGACGCCAAGGTTAAGGCTCAGTCCCTTAGCTCTGAGAATGTGCAAATGGCATTCCAGATGGTTCGTGCCACTGGATCTGATGGTTCGTCCAAATGGTTCCAGCCTTGGATGTTTGCGTGTGCGTTTGCTGCTGGCCGTGCTCAGGCAAACCTCGGTATTCCAATGCTTCGCAAGAGTTTCTCTGTGTCGGACATTAAGCACCTCGGTGCAGTGTCTGTGTACAGCGACTCGCTTGTGGTCGATTTCGACCCCGATACGAAGGATGTGGATGACGCAATTGTGGCTGGCCTGCTGGTTGCCAAGAATGTCGCCGGATTCGGCGTACGCTTGGAGTCGCCGGATCTCACAACCCGTAGTCGTGAGAACGACCCTAAGGGTTGGTACTATGAAAGAGCGAACTGTATTTTTGTGGCAAATACCGTAAAAGACTCTTGTCGTACGGTTCTTGAGAATTACATCGGAACCCGTACATCGGACACTTCTCCGTCGATCATTAAGAGTGCACTGGATAACACTCTGCGGTCATTTGTGGCCTCGGGTGCCCTTCTGAGCTACTCGATTGACAGCATTGTTCCGAATGGAAATGGATATACTGCAAAAATCTCCATTTACATTACAGAGGCTGTTGAGTTTATTCAGCTCGATGTTCTCGCGAAACGAAGCGTGTAAGTCGAACAAAATTCGGCTTAATAACAGGGGTCAGCTTCGGCTGGCCCTTTTTATATTCGCTGCACAGCAAATATGGGCAAATTATCGAATATGCAGTGATTTCATATAGTTGATTATTTGTGCATCATCAATTACGTAAGCATCATGGGTTTCTCTTGGGGTGTTCGAAATGAACTCAAATGGATTGTTGTTATTAATCCCGATGAACACATCAAAGTGGTTGTCTAGAATGGCCCCGCCTGTGTCTCCAGCAAAGAAATAACCATCATGCACAGCGGCGTCCCCATTTGGTAATTGCAATTTAGTACCCACTGCAGCGGGAATATAAAGAACCGTGCCGTATGGGATGAACGTAGGGTCAACCGCTATGGTCCTGTATGGCACAAGTATGTAATTCAAGACACCATCGCCATATAGCCCAATTGCCTTACGGTAACGAATAGTGCCAACACGATGAGGGAAGAATTCTGAACAATCAACCTGCAAATAACCTCTGCCAGCGTAATTGAAGGTTACACCGTCAATGTTTACCGATCCCTCCATGGCAGCAGAACACCACTCGTGTTTGGCAAGATTGACACCGAGAGGGTTGTTTTGCATGTCCAATAGCGGCAGCCCATTTGTCTTGTTCTTAAACTGCGGGGTAAAATACCATGTCGCCCAAATATCGCGATGACCAGTCATCTCACTTGGAGGCGGCAAATCAAAACCACCCGCAAAAGCCGTAGCGGATAGCATCAAAATAATGATAAGTTTGATAATTGTCATGGCGACCTCCTAATAAATGTTCTAACATTTTGTGATATTTAGCCAATGTCTAAACCCACTCTTTTGTCAGGTATAATTGACGAAAGAGGTGTTAAACATGGATTTTCGCGACAAACTAAAACATGACCGCATGTCAGTTTTTGACGGCGGGAAGCCTGCTGATCTCCCAGATGATTTGTGGGAGGCGGCCAAGATTCATGCCCAAACCTCAGGACAGAAGCTGCCAAAAGATCTGGAACAGTCCTGCTTCTATTACTACGTCATGGGCGACTCTTGGAAAGACATTGCAATCAAATTGGATGTTGCTGGTGGAATATTGGTCTACACCGGATTGAGTTACGAGTGGCCCAAGAAAAAAGCTGTGATGGACAACACACAGGCTGGCACCAAGATCAAAAAGGCAGAAACTGCCGCAGCGGATCTCATTGTGGACTCCATTGTGGCCACTGCGGCTGTGTACAAACACAAATTAGCTGAGATTATTAAGAACCCTGAAAAGGCAAAAGACTGTCCGCTTATTCCAAGAAATATCAAGGAGATGCAGGTATTGTTGCAGCTTTTGGAGGTGGCTCAGCCCAAGCAACCAGCAGCTGTGCAACCCAGTATGAACATCAATATCGCCAATGTGAGTGGTCAGCCTCCTAAATTATCTGCCTCAACTACAACCTTGGACATGTTGCCAGAGGGTGATGAAGATGAGCCAGATTCAAGAAGACTTGAGGTGTTGAAGCTTCTCCAGAATGTGAAGGTGGGTTCTTGAATCAGATTGTAACGCAAGAACAAGCCAAGAATATAAGTGCGCTCTATGAGGAATACCTACTGGAGCCATGTAAGACCAAGGAAGAGTTGAACCAATGGATACAAACGTATCTCAATATTAGTTTTCCGAACTGTACGCTCGATGAAAACAGCACAAGTAATCCATTGGATTTTATTTGGGATGTGTATTCTGCTGTGCTTTATGCAGACACCACAAGAACAACTTTCGTTGGTGCGGCGGCAAGAGCTTCTATGAAAACGCTTAGCGTTTCAGTCTTAGAGTTCTTGTTAATGCTGCACTTCGGCAAAACAATTGTACACCTTTCTGCAATTCTCGATCAGTCCATGGCGTGTATTAACTACTTAGATAACTTTCTTGCGCTTCCATCTGTTAAAAAGTTTTCTAAAACAGACAGCCAGCGTAAAAAGATTTTGAGAGGTTTGCCTCCGTCAAAATATAGGCAGAACATACCAGCGTCATTGCGCGTTCTTGTGGCAACAAAAGAGAGTGCAAATGGAATGCGCGGCAATGTGCTGTGTGTGCCGGGGAATACTAAAATCACAATTGATTCTGGTTATTGCACGGCTCGTGATTTGTATAACTCAGTTCAACAAGGAGTGGAAGTGAATGTTCTCACTTTTAACCCTGCTCTTTGTGAGTTTGAATACAAACGAGTTACAAAAGCGTATACGCGCCAAACGCCGGAGCGTGTTAAGATCATTACCAAACACGGCTCGTCAGTTACTGTAACTCCCGAGCACCCCGTGGCTGTTTATAACAAAATGAGAAAAACACCATTTGAATGGGTGAAGGCAGCTGATTTGGATATTCTTGATTGTGTGTACGAAGACGTGGCAGACAATGCTCCTTGGCCTTGCCAAATCAGCGATCTTCAAAAATATGAAGATCCTAATGACTTGGACGTCTTTGACTTCACAGTCGAGGATAATCATAATTTTTTTGCTAATGATATGTTGGTTCACAATTGTTTTGATGAGACGGATTTGATCGATCCTTCCATCCTTTCAGAAGCGGCGATGATCGCCGATCCTGATCAGCTTGGGCGACCCCCTATTTTCATATACATCTCTTCACGTAAATCCGCATTTGGTCCAGTTCAGGACAAGATTGATGCGTCCAACAACCCTGAAAGTGGCATTAGACTTCACAAATGGTCGCTCTGTGATTTCATGCAGCCATGTAAGCCGGAGGTTTACAAACCAGACGAGCCAACCTCAACGATTTACATCCACAGAGATAGTCTTGAGATTAAATCCCATGAGGAGTTTGTTGCTTGTCCGGAAACGGTCCAATTGGGGTTTGATCCTAAGGTTGTGTTTGCGGGTTGTGTAACGTGCCCAGCGTTGCTTGTGTGTCAGTCACGGGCCGTAAACCAAAAGAGCCAAGACTCAAAAGCCCTGAGAGACATTGCCTTTGTCAAAACAGTGCTTCGTGAAACCAGAGATCCTGAAAAGATTAAGGCTCAGCTTCTAAATCTCAAGCCGGAATCATCCGGTAACGTATTCAACCGTATGGATAGGGCTCGCAACACAGGAACGATTCATCAGGCGTGGGAGTACGCCTTCTCGGTTCCGCTGGATCCAGACGTCAAAATCTCCAAGCGCCAATTAGCGGACGCACTGAGAGCTAACGAGTGGTTCCTCACGTGCGGGGTTGATTTCGGATACGTGGATCCAGCTGTGAGTATATTGGTGGCATATCACAGGGCATTTGACAAACTCCTCTTAATTCACACCATTAAGGCTCCCGGTTTCTCAAATCCGGACTGGCTGGCCTACACCAAGGAACGCGTGTACGTTCCGTATGGATTTAATCTGCTTTGTCCAGACACGGCAGACAAGAGTGCGCCCACTACTGCCGCCAAACTTGGAATGCAATCGCGCTCAAGGAAACCACATCGAATTGAGGCTGGTGTTTCGTTTTTGAGAAACCACATTTGGTCACCCACTCAACAGAAAACCAATCTGTTCATC